CGAGTTCCTGCAAGCGCGCTTGCGACAAGAAATGTTGCTCGTCATCCAGCTCTTGCTCGTCCGATTGTCTGTCGGTCGATGATTTCCGCGCCACCAGTATCACAGTGTGTGATTTCATTTGCGCCGATCATCTTGATATGCGTTGGTGGCTAGCGCGCCTGATCCCGATTTACACGGCTTGCATCAATGCTGCAGTTCGTGTCAATGCGATCAATGCCAGCGTTGCCTCCCAGGGTCCAAGAATCGTCGGTGCCATTGCCGCACTCATCGAGTGTTGGGGTAGCGGCCGCAGCCTGGCATACCAGAAGAAGAACACCTGCGCTGTCTGCAGCCAGTCGAGCGAGTACTGCGGTAAGTCCGGCAAATGCAGCGGTTCGGCATGTGGTGGTTGTGGGTCGAGCGGTTCATCGTCCGATGGCTCGTGTGACTGTGGTGTTTCGGGTACAGTTGCTCTGGCCACCTTTACCGCGGTGGTTAACCAGCTGATCCCGGTTGGTGGTGGTACTGTTACCATTGATGGTACTACCCTTCTGGCTTATCTGCAGCAGCTCAACACTTACCTCCAGTGCCAGGCCGGCGTTGCGTACTGTCCTCTTCAGTACGCGACCCCAGTTACGGTTACGAGCACATACACAATTCCCGCCACACCCATTGTGGCCTGTGGTCAAACGTCGGGTGGTAACTGCTACGTCGGTTCTGAGTCTGGTTCGGTGTCAAGTGTGCCATGTGTGACACCTGCGCAGACGCTTTCAGGTCTTATAAATACACTTAACGGTTATGTTGGTTAAACAATTAAAATATCAAGTTGTGAGTTATCTAGAGAAGAACAATTGTTCTTCTTATTTAATATGTGTATTTTTCATATGTTTGTTTATAAAGTTCCGGATCACTATATTTAATCAGTTCAGTCAGTCTTCAAACTATTTTTCACTTTCAAATTTTCCATATTGAATACAATATGGAAACACCATATCAAATTCTCACAAGGGAGGAAGTTAAAGATCCTGAAAATGACTTACCTAACATTACAGTATGGTTGGCTAATTCACAGGAGCGAATTTTAATCCGAATTAAAGATTTTCCTAATTTTATCTATGTTGAAATTCCAGATAATCTTTCACCAACTGGTAAATGGAATAAAACTCTCATTGGAGAATTACTTGAAAATTTAGATATTGATCTCGATTTCTCTTTCAAACGACGGGAGAAATTTTTTGGATATTCAAAAACGAGATATCCCACGGTTACTTTATATTCATATGATTCCTACGGATTTGAGGGGGTTCAGAAAAAACTGACAGATTATTTTCTCAAGAAAGAAACTCTTAAAAATCCAAAAATTGATAAGAAAATATTAAGAAAATTTCTCGGGGTCAATATTCATCATGGTAATTTTACACTTTTACAAAAATTTACGGCTGTTACTAACCTCAACCCTGGGAATTGGGTTTCAATTAACAAAGATGAATTAATTCCATATGATCCCGGAGAAGAAGGTGAGCCTTGGAGTGATCTTCCAACGTATTTTGTCCCCGATTTTCGTTTGAAAAAAATAGATAAACCACCGGATAAAAAATGGTTTCCTAATCTTCGAGTCCTTTGTATCGATTTTGAAGTGAATTCCAGTCGAAGGAATAAATTCTCCAATCAAAGCTTCTTCCCCGATCCTTGGGAGCCAAATGATTTAATTTATTTAGTTTCAATTGTTCAGGGCGAAACAGTAACTAAAAAGAAACATGGAACTATTATAGTTGTGAAAGATTTACCTTTTGATTATGTCAAAAATGACGATGGAGCGGAACCTTCCCCTATCATAAAAGTTGAAACAGAACTTGAATTATTAAAAACTTTGGAAGATAAAATTAAAGAATATGATCCCGATATCATTACCGGCTATAACATACACGGATTCGATTTCCCATATTGGAAAGCCAGATATGAAAGTATCGGTGAAAGCTTAGGATGCTTTGGAAGATTATTATTTAAACCTTGTACATTTAAAGCTTGCAATTGGGCATCGAGTGCTCACAAGGCAAGAAATCAAGAATTAATGATGGTCCCCGGCGTTCCGGTTATTGATCTATATACAATTATTCGACGAGATACATTTCATGAAATATATACTTTGGAATATATTTCATCTCAAATTTTAGGAGATAAGGCAAAAAAAGACGATCTTCCAGCCGAAGAACAATTTCGTATTTACCGAGAAGGAACCTTAAAAGAATGGGAGAAATTACTTCATTATTCAATTCGTGATTCGTGGGCTCCTCTTGATATTATGGATAAATTATCAACGGTTGCTAATTTGATGGTAACAGGGTCGATTATTGGAATAAATATCGATGACATCTATTCGCGAGGACAGCAATATCGATTAGAAAATATGCTATTTCGATCGTTAATGCCGAAAGGTATTATAGTTAATGCCAACAAAGATGTAAAAAATAAGAAATTTAAAGGTGCATTGGTTCAAGATCCTCTATGTGGGAAACATATTAATGTCGCTACTCTAGATTTTAATTCCCTATATCCAACAGTGATGATTCACTTCAATATTAGTCATGATACATATGTTGGAACAAATTTAGAAGTTTTGCCGGATGGGCTAACATGGGAAGATGTAAATAAGATCGAAATTCCAGCCGAAGGAAATGAATTAGCAAGGTATCATATTTTTGTCAAACATCATATTCATGTTGGAGAATTATCAAATATGTTACGAATTCTACTTGATACAAGAAAAGAGCGTAAAAATCAAATGAAAAAGGAAACTGACCCAATTTTATATGCTAATTTAGATGCTGAGCAATCAGCTCTGAAAGTTGTAGCAAATTCTGCATATGGATTCCTTGGGACTGGTGATAAAGGGAAATGTCCCTTGCCGGAGGGAGCTGAGGCTGTAACAGCCATGGGAAGAATGTTAATTACGATGGTAGCTGATAGATTAAGAGATTATTATAAGGCTACCATTATAGGAGGAGATACTGATTCGATTTTCTTCACACTTCCCCAATGGAAAAACCGTTATGGCGAGGCCAATGTTATAGATATGACCAAGGAATCCGAAGAAATAGCAGATGAAATATCTAAGAATATAAATAAACCTCCCATAAAAATTGCTTTAGATCATTTTTACACAAGATATATTTGTTTGAAGAAAAAATGTTACTTTTCCGCGGAAGTTGATAAGAAGATAGAAAAGAAAATGATAAATGGAATTGAAAGTATAAGTGAAAAGTTAATTTCAAAGCTTTCATATAAAGGGGTCCCGATAGTTCGAAGGGAATCTTCACATTGGTTTAAACGAATATATAAAAGATCGACCATGATAGCTTTGGGAGGACTTGAATGGGAAGAAAATTCAACATTTTTTCAACAAAAATGGGAGTTTGAAATGTCTATATGGCGGGGAGTAACTGAATTATTATCAAGACAAGTTCCATGGTCAGATTTAACTAAAATTACTCAAATTAACAAAGAATCAAAAGAATATAAAAGTACTAGCTATCCTTTGCGTTTATTTTTAGAACGTGAAATAGAACAAGGTCGTCCAATTTTAATCGGTGAACGAATTAAATGGTTTGTTGTTAAAACTATAGCAGAAAAAGAACTGGAAATAAAAAAATGTAAAAAAGTTGACAAAAAGCCTCCTTTGATGGGTTTGAAGATGCGGCGGAAAATAGAAGATGGTGAATATCTTGATACTGATTATTACCTAAAAACTTTAACAATTCCTGTTAAACGTATAGCTGAACATGTTTTTAAAGATAAAACTATGTTTGTACGAATATTAAAAGATATAAAGACAAAAAAGAAATTGATGGAAGAAATTATCGAGAGACCTTGGCCTAATAAAATCAAATGGAAAAAGTGGATGAATGAAGATTAATTAATCTTCGTATTTATTCGCCTATAAATATGATGCGGTAATAAAGCAATTTTTTCTAGATAGTCGAATAAAGGTTTATAAATCAGTTTTCCATCACGTTTATTATTTTTTTGGCGATGAATCCAAGATGCTAAAGTATTTACAGATTTAAGAGGATGATCACGTGGGGGTAATTTTTTATCCACATCATAGTAAGATTTAATTTCATTTAATCTTTTTCTGTATAACATGCTGTCTTTAACTTGGTAATACCTTCCAAGATACATTTGAGAAATATGCCTGTAGGTTCCTGGGTGATTTTGTGGGATCAGAACATCGTCATTAAGGAGATGTAAAAGAATATTTAATGTGAAAAATCAAAAATATATAAATCCCTTGTATTCAAGGGTTTACTTTCTATACTAACTTGACAAAAGCACATTGGAAAATGACCTGGTCATTAATTAACTCTATCCCATTAAATCGAAACCCAATATCATTAGATTTCCGAGGATTTTGTATTTTTTGTTTTTCTTTATATTTTTCAGGAGTAACCGATATTTGTTTCATACAAGATACTAAAATTGTATTTAAAGTATTGAATTCTCGATCGCTAATTGTAGAAAATCCGTCACAATGATTTAATTCTGTCAATCTAAACGTTGGAGCGATAATCGGGGGATCGTAATAAAGTCCGGATTCACCGGGACCTGTAAACATTATATCATATCCATTGCTCTTCGTCATTCCTGGAAATCGTAAAACTTTAAAATACTCAGGTTTAACATCTTTAAAATCGACGGATGTAGTTAATCCTTTATAAGATTCCAACATTGGATAATGTAGGGAAGTAAAAGAGTCAAATTTAAAATTATAATATAGAGTTCCCGAAGCCATTTTATTACTTTTCCTATAAAACAAGAACTAAAGAAATAACGACAAGAAAATCTTTAAGTTGAAGAATGGAGATAGTTATCACAGGTAGTGATTGGGTTAACGGTAAAAAATCAAAGTTTTATAGGAATAATTTATCAGTTAGTGCTCGAGAAATTTTGGCAAATGATAATAAACTAAAATTATACGTAAATTCAACTTTAGGACAATATCATGTTTTTATTCAAGATATAGAAGCCGAAACAATACTTGATGATATAGCTAAATATAAAAATATGAGAATGATAATTTTTGTTGATGACGAAGAAGATGAAAAACTATATAACCTTTTAAGTCCTACTCCAACAGAAAAAACAACAATTTTCACTATTAGAAAGATGAATGAATTTTTTGACTTTGCGCAGTTGATACAAAAGTTTTATTCAAGACCACAAATTATATTTTCGGTTTTAACAGATAAGAATATTGTAAATTTAACCGCCAAAGCGCGTATATCAAAATCTTTAGAAATTACACCGGCTGACTACTTAGGACAATGGATGAATGATAAAGGATATGTACATAATCCTGAAAGTTTATATATGATTGTTGAACTTGTGATTAAAGAAGGAAATAAAATATATTTAACCGATATTAAACAAATGCAATTAATTATGAACTCTATCAACGGGAGTCTCTGCTTTAACGAGGAAAATATTATCAGGCAAAAAAGTTTTCCTATAAAAATAAATGTAGAACCTTTCAGTATTATTTCAGATGAAAAACTTCGATACATAGATACGGTTTTTCTGGATAATAAAAATGAAAAAGGGTTCGCCTTACTAAATATATAAACAAGATTTGAGAAGAAAAGTATTTTAAGAAGGAAGAGCCAATTTAAAAATGGATACAACAAAACAGGTTGACAATTACCCCGTTCCGAGAAATTCCAAAAGAGGTTCCCCTGGAGCTCCAGCCAAAGCTGGAGTGATCGGTGGAGCGGTGGTTGGTGGGCTTTTAGGTGTTCCGTTGGGAATTCCAGGAGTTATTTTAGGCGCCACCACCGGGGGCCTGGCAGGAAAGGCTGTAGTGGAACATCAGGATTCAAAGAGACAACAACCCCAAGGAAAAAAGGGGAGAAAAACATCAAAATAGAGGAGATACCAATCGGGGAAAATAAACAAAGACAATTGTCTTTGTTATACTAAACAAATATTATAAAAATATACTAAATAGAGTGGTAAGATAGTAATATAAAATGAAAACTATAATTGTAGGGCCTCAGGGACCGGCTGGTTGCTCTGGTATACCAGGGGTTCCAGGTCAACCCGGTGTTGGATATCCTGGACCTCCGGGGTCAAGTGGTGACCCTGGGCCTCCTGGACCTCCTGGTGCTGGAGGCCCACCAGGCCCACCAGGCCCTCCCGGCCCTCCAGGAACAGCGGGCCCTCCCGGCCCTCCAGGAACAGCGGGCCCTCCCGGCCCTCCAGGAACAGCGGGCCCTCCCGGCCCTCCAGGAA